TCTTTTGATTTTCTTCTAAAACTTGTTTTCACTTTCTTTGTTTCTTTTAAAAATGTTTTATATCTTTGCAATGTTTTCATGGAGGGCGTTGTTTCCCTTAGTTAGGTTGGGGTAACGGTGAAACGAAAGGAGTAGCCGCTACTTTTTTAGATATAATTTATATTCAATTATATGCCATTCAAAAAAGGTCATTCTGGTTATAAGCCAAAAGGCAAAAGAAATAAAAAAACGCAGGAATTTATAAGTCGTTTTGAAAAGGTTTTAAGCCTTTTAGATGAAACTATTTGCCAAGATATTGCAGAACTTGAGCCTATTGAGAGGGCAAAGATGTGGAATGATTTACAGGAGTATATTCGCCCCAAACTTGCACGAACAGAATTAACAGGTCAGGACGGAGATGCTATTCAGGTGCGTTCATTTGTATTAGGTAAAGCAAGTGACAGAAACAAGTAAACAGCTATACTACAACGACATTTATGAGCCTGCTATACAAGATAGTTCACTTATCCTTATATTGTTTGGCTCGGCTTCGTCAGGCAAGTCATACTTTGCGGCTCAGAAGATAATATTACGCTGTTTAACTGAAAAAGGACATCGGTTCTTAGTTATTCGTAAAGTAGGAAACACTTTAAAAGACAGCGTATTTCAGTTGTTAAAAGACGTTATATTAGAGTTTGATGTATACAATGAATTTGAGATTAATAAGACAGAAAAGGCTTTTTATCATAAACCTACCGGGAATGAAATAATCTGTAAAGGCTTAGATGAGCCTGAAAAGATAAAGTCGGTGCAAGGTATAACGTCAATGTGGATTGAGGAAGCAACGGAACTAACGTTTGACGATTTCAGTCAATTATTACTAAGGATAAGAGGCGATAAACCCAACTATGTGCAATACATACTGTCATTCAATCCGATAAGCGAGAACCACTGGTTAAAGAGTAAGCTGGTAGAAGGTGACGGATTTCCGAATAAGACCGTAATACTAAGCAACTATAAACACAATCACTACCTTTCAGATCAGGATAAACAAACGCTTGAGGGGCTAAGATTAACCAATCCACTATACTACCAAATATATTGTTTGGGAGAGTGGGGTGTGGAGGATAAGTCAGGTAAATTCGCATACGCATTCGATAAAGAAAAGCACGTAGTTAATTCACTTTCATTTAATCCAGACTTTGCTTTGTATCTTAGCTTTGACTTTAACGTAAATCCAATAACGTGTTTAGCAGCTCAATACTACAACGATACTACATATTGTTTAAAGTCGTTTAAATTAGAAAATTCAGACATTTATCAGTTATGTGATGTGATTAGGGCTACTTATCCTGAATGTCTTTATATCGTAACAGGAGATGCAACAGGTCGTTCTACTTCTGCTTTGGTTCGTGACCAACTAAACTACTTTAAAGTAATAAAACAACAATTAGAATTAACAGACGGGCAGTTGAAAGTTCCAATGATAAACCCTCGATTAATTGAGAATAGAGTAGTTGTGAATGCTGTTTTGCAAACCCGTGATATTAAAATAGATAGTCAACTTTGTCAACCATTAATATACGACCTTACCTATTGTGAGGTTGATGAAAATAATAAGCTGGTAAAAGACCGCGCAAACGACAAACGAAATGCTGACAGCTTGGATAACTTCCGCTACTTAATAAATCTCCTTTATAAAAACATTTTAAAACTACCCAAGCATGGAATACTTAGTAATGATAATGATTAATTCGCTTTACATTGTAGGGCTTTATCAATCGTTTCAGGATGGAATGATATTTGAGAAAATAAACCCTTACCCGGCATTTAAGCTATGGAAGCCAGAAAAGAAAGTTTTAAACTATCTATTTAAACCTATAATCGGGTGTGTGACTTGTATGGCTTCTGTTCACGGGTTACTTTTTCTATTTGTGTTTAGAAATTATTTGCATTTAGATATTTGTATCGTATTTTTTTATATCTTTGCACTTGCAGGAATGAATAGAATATTAACCGTAGTTGCTGACTTATGAGTAAGTGTTTTGCATCAGAAGAAAAAACTTGTAGAAATACACAAAGAGTATATTTACGGGCTGGTCATGCAGATAAAGATGCAAGAATAGCGGCATTTAAAGATATTGCACAGATTGAAAAAGCGCAGGTTACTACATATAAATTTGGTAATAATAGATATGGTTTTGATAGGTGGAATGTTGGCAGTGAACATTTGACAAGTTTGAGTACATTTATAAGAACATACGTTAAAATTCAAGATGAAGATTGCTTATGACCTTAACAGAAGTAAGGGACTATTTAATAGGTGCGGGATGGAGGTATATCGGTACTTGTGGTTGTTCGACTAATATGTATAAATACAATCACCCGACAAATATCGGTTATGAAATGAGAGTAGGGGTAAAGGCGGACAGATTTGAAATAAGACATCAAGGACGAACAATAAGACAAGGAACAACAGAAACTTTTAATCAGATTTATGGAAGTGTTTTCACAGGTTAAAGCAAATTTTAAAGAGTTAATAAAAAAAGACACTAAGCCTAAGTTTGCTGTTGAAACTTTGCATCCTATAATATTTGCTTTTGAAAGTGGAGGGGTAAAGTATTATCAGTTTCAGGACATATTTCAGCTATGCCATGCGAGAGCGTTCCGGGCAATGGAAGTATATGAAGAAGCTCAGATGCGCACCACAAAAGAAATGTTAAAGTTGCACGTTGAAGCAACAGAAGCAATATTGACATCTGAAAAGATAGACATCTTTGCCATGAAGAAATTAAACGACCAATTAAAGGAACGTTTAGACATGGTAATTGCAAGTGATACCGTTTGGAAATTAGCCTCAGTAGTATTCTTTGATGAAACTGAAAACCCGTATGATTATGACTATCGTTATGGAATAGAAAAGATAAAACTTTGGCAAAAGGAAAAGGACGTAGCTGCTTTTTTTTTGAATACGCCTATAAACAAACTGTTGCCCTATCTGAATATGTCAGAAGCAGATTTGAGAATTTATATGCAAGTGGGGGAAGCGTTGACAAAGGAACAGATAAAGAGCCTATCGCAGTCCATTTCCAAAACAGGAGTGAACAGAGATTTATTCAAAACATTAGAGTTGCTGACTTCAGCAAGCCATTAGGAATACCATTTAGTAAATTCACATTTATTGAGTGGCATTTGTTACGTGAGGAGATAGAAATACAGAGTAAAAAGCCTGACTAATGGTTGAGAAAGTAGTAATTGAAGTAAGTGGCAAAGAGAATTTACAGCCGACTATTAATGACCTTGAAAAGTTGGGTGCTGTTGATGCTAAGAATGCTGCTCAGTTCAAAAAGAATAATGCACAGTTTCAGAAACAACAAGAAGAAACAAGGAAAAGCCTAAAAGCAACCGAAAGTACAGCTTCATCTGTTACTACAAATATAGGCAATCAGTTTAAAAATTTAGGTTCTGTAATTGCCGGTGCATTTGCCCTCCAGTCAGTTATACAGTTTGGGAAAGCATCAATAAACGCTGCAATAGAAGCCGAAAGAGGGAATAAATTATTATTTAACGCACTAAACAAAAATCAGGCTGCATTTGATAGGCTTACTAAATCGGCTTCCGAATATCAAAAGACTACCGTATATGATGACGATAGTATAATATCTGCCCAAACATTCCTTGCCACACAAGGAAGAACAGAAGAACAAATAAATAAAGTTATTCGTGCAGCTACAAATCTAAGCGCAGTAACAGGTGAAAGTTTACAATCAAGCGTTGAAAAGTTAGATGCTACTTATGAGGGGAGCATAGGGCGTTTGGGTAAAATGGATAGCAACTTTAAAAAGCTAACTCAGGCTCAATTAGAAAATGGTGCAGCGGTTGACTTAGTTGCTGAAAAATACAAAGGATTTGCAGAAGCCGAATTAGAAACTACCTCTGGTAAAATAAAGGCTTTACAAAATCAGTTTGGCGAATTACAGGAAGAGTTGGGGAATAGTATTTTAATTGGTGCAGCACCTATATTTAAAGACATAGCCAATGAAATAAGTAATACAAACACAGAGATTTCAGAACTTGCAAGAAAGTTTGGAATGGCAAGCGATGAGGCAGATAGATTTAATGTAATTACCTTCCTTACAAAGAATATTATTAAGGCTTTATCAGAACCGTTTAGGGCTTTAAATTGGATTATAGAGAAAAACGCAGAAGGTTTTAATTGGTTGTCAGATAAATTAGGTATTGCCGAAAAGAAAACAAAATCAATAGCTGATTTGGTTGCTGAAAATCAAAAATACATTGATGAGCAGGCAAAAAAGAATATTCAATCTACAACAGAAGAAAATAAGGCAACTGAAAATCAAATAAGAAATATTGCTTTTTTAACAGCGGAGAAAAAGAGGTTATCTGATGAATTAGAAAAGAATGGCAAAACAGTACAGGAAAATAAAGATGATTATGCAGCCCTTGTAGCAGTTCAGAAAGAGTTAGACGCAATATTCGGCAAGACCACCGAAAAGATAAAGGAACAGAAGAAGGAGTTGGAAGACCCTGTTGCTACCGAAATGCTTCAAAATATGGCAGAGGGGCAAAAGCAGGCAGCGCAAAAAAGAATAGACGAAGAAAAGAAAACTGCTGATGCTATTGCTGACAATGAAAAGGAATTAATGAAGCACATTGATAAATTGCACAGCGAACAAGACGAAAAGGATAAGGCGGCAAGTGACGAAAGAATAAAAAGGGCAGAAGATGAAGCGGAAAGAAAAAAAGAAATTGAGCAACAGTTAATTTATGCAACAGCGCAATTAATTACAATGGCTTTAGATTATCAAATGTCATTAGAACAACAGTCAACAGATGCAAAATTACAACTAATTCAACAGGAGTATGATGCTGAAAAAATAACTCAATCTCAATATAATTCTCAAAGAAAAGCAATATTAAAAGACCAAGCAGAAAAGAATAAAGAGGCGGCTATTATAAAGGCTACAATTAGTGCAGCTTTAGCTACTTTAAAAGGGTTTGAAGATGCTGGGGTTGTTGGTGCTGCAATCGCAGCCGCTTTAGGTATAGCTGAAATTGCAATTATCTCAGCAACACCGATACCACAATTTGAAAAGGGCGGTAAAGTAAAAGGTAAAAGCCATAAAGAGGGCGGTGTTCATGCAGAACTTGAGGGAGATGAGTTTATTATTAACAAACGGGCTGCCCGAAAAATAGGATTTGATAACCTTGAAATGTTAAATAAAGGCGTTATTTCGCCTAAGTTATTGAAGCAAGGATTAACCCAACAACAAAATAAATCATTCGAGAATAGACTAATAAAGGTTTTAGGTAGTTCGCAGGATTTTGATACCTACCCATTAGAAAAACTAATGAAGAAAGGTATAAAGCAAGATAGGGAATTAACTGAAACCTTAGTAAGGGTAATAAGTGGTTCAAATAAAAAGAGAGGCGGTTACTAATGAAATTCTATTTAGACGGTACTGAGTATGAAAATCCTTATTTATGGGAAACCTTAAAGGAAAGGGTTTATTTTACTGATGTTGTGGGCGGATATTTAACTGAAATAAGCGGAACTGTTGAGTGGTTTGGCGGTGCTTTTTCGTATCTGCGCGGATTGTTTTTAAGTGGTATTTGTGAAACCGTTTCAGTATTAATAACAGATAATTGTGCGGACGGAAACGAAAAGAAAATATTTGAAGGATTGATATTTATTTCAGATATTGAATTTGATTTAATAAAGTGTATTGCAAAGGTTGAGTTTGTCGATAATTCTTTTATATCTAAGATTGATAATAATAAGTCAATCAAATGTTATTTAGGCGTAAACAGGTCAAAGAACGATGTTGATATAACAGCTTTTTCAAATGCTACAACCGGAATAATTTTGAGAGATAATGCAAACGTAAATGATATTACAACTGGAACAGCTTATAGAATATTTGATGCGTTTACTTTTTTAATTGCTTTTATAACCGATGGTAGTGTTAATTTTGTTTCAGATTATTTTGACCCCAATGGAACAGGAACTGACGAAACGGCAAAATATACGGTACTTATAAACGGGCAAGAAATAAGAACAGGAGCAGCTAACAATCTTGCATACATAAGTTATGAAGATTTCTATAATGACATTAATAAGTTGTTTAATATAGCTTTTTCTATTGAATTTATCAATGGAATACCAACGATAAGAATAGAACCCAAAAGCTATTATAAGCAATATTCAGAGATAAACTATTTTACAGACCCTGCACAATTAAGCCAAAGAATAAGCAAGGAAAAACTATATGCAAAGGTTAAATTTGGAAGCTCACAGGTATCAGAAAATTTTACATATTTACCAGACGTTTTATTTAATGGTTTTGAACAAGAAGAATATCACTTATTAGGCGAATGTAATTCGCAGGCAATATTAGACTTGCAACTTTCGGAGATTATAACAGATACTAATATTATTCAGGATGTGCTACCAAGCGGAACTGGAAACACATCATACGATAATAATAATTTTCTAATTGTTTTAAATAGCACTAATACAAATGTTAGCGATGTCACGATTGGAGGCACTACATACTATTATAATAAGCCTTTAACTAATTATAACGTTTCTGTTTATTGGTTTGGCGGAATACCTCAGTCAATAGCCCAATTTATAGGTAATGGTGACGATACATTTAGGGCTTCTTTTGTTTCAACTACTCAGACTATTCCTGTATTAACACAGGCAAATATTATATTTCCAGACGATAGTACTTCGCCAAACCATGACGTAAATGGAAATTATAATACGGCAACAGGTAGATATACTGCCCCAGTTGCAGGATTTTATGCGTTTCGTTTAACGCAATTAGTTTCAGGTGGTTCTTATACTTCATTAATAAATAGGTATAATTCAGTAAACGTAATTCAAGAATTTATTTATGGAGGTGCTTATGTACCTCCCTTTGTTTGTGGTCTTACAAATGTTTGTGGAAATCAAACTGTAATAAATAATTCTATTTATGTATTAGATTATACGTGGGGAATGCAGATGAATGTAGGAGATTATATTCAGATTGTTGGAGAGCCTTATGGCGATGGTAACGGAGTTTTGCATGAAGGAACATCTTTTCAATGTACTTTTGCAGTAACAGGAGGAGGTGTTGTTCAAAATTACAGTTCTTTGGATATGGATTTAATAGAAAATTCATTACAATATAATATTTCATGTGATAAGTGGGCAGAAATAAAATCCACACCATTTAAAACATTTTTGATTAACTTTGCAGACGGAAACGGGCAGCAGCAAAAAATATCGGGTTGGTTAAACGAAATCAGCCGTAACATTACCACAGGCGAAAGCCAAGTAACGATTAATTCTAAGCCAAGTGGCTAATTACATACCTTTTCAACCTGTAGTTTTTGACGAACAGATAGATACTTGTTTACTTAATACTTCAGGATATTCAATGCCTGTTCAGTCAGGTGATAATACGCAGTTTCAGCTATTAATTGAGCCGTGTTCAAGTTCGCCTGACATAGTAACCAACGGGACATTTACAAGTAGTTCAAATTGGACATTAGGAAGTAACTGGAATATCGCAGGTAACATAGCACGTCACACAGCAGGAACGGCAGGAACATTAACGCAAAACGTTCCATTTACGGCAAGTGCTTTTTATCAAATAACAGTAACTTTTCAGAATGTAACAAGCGGATCGTGTCAGGTTAAATGCGGACTAACAAATAAGGGGACTGTTTCAGCAAATGGTACTTATACATTTAATCAAGACGGACTAATCTTTGGCAGCGGACTAAACTTTGTAGCATCTTCTGATTTTCAGGGTGATATTGTATTTGTTTCATGCTTGGTTTACAATGTTAATTATCTAAAAGTAATTATCTATCATTTAGACGGCACTCAAGCAGCAATATTAGATTATTCAGATGGTTACTTTAACGTAAAAGCACCTTATTTAACAGTTACGATTGATTGGGACGCATTGGGACTTTCTTATGGTTGTTATTATTTTGGAGTTGCAGACGATTGTACTAATACCTGTTCGCAGCTTTACATACCAGACCAAACATTTTATAATACTAACTTTTGGACTAAGGCAGTAAACAATAACATTACAACTACATTTACTTTGCTGAATAACGTTTGGTTATACGCCTCTACTTCAGTTGTAGGAACGGGTAGTCTAACAAGCATCGGTGAATTGTGTAGTGGTAAATCATACACATTTACTTATACATTAGCAGGACACGCAGGAAACGCAACGTTTCAGATAAATGCAGGTGGAACTTTGGGTGCTTCAAGAAGCGCAAACGGAACTTACACGGAAACAATAGTAAGCGGTGGAACTTCATTTAGTATGAATTTCGCATCAACTGTAAACCCGTCTAACTTTTGGGTAACAGATTTAAGCGTAACAGTAATTGACAGCCAACTGCAAGCCGATTACACTTCAAACAAATTTGTTTATTCAGAAACAACATCATGCACTCACATGATTTCACTTGTATGCAATGAAAATAGTTTTGGAATGGGTTTTGTAAACACAGGATTTATTCCGCGTGCAAGAATAGAAAGTAAGGCAATATTATCGGGTTATCCCCAGGAACGAATAAAGACTAAAACAAGTCAGGGTTTTAAGCGTGTCGATTATTTTACAGGTGATAAAAATTGGAGGCTAAAAGTATTAAGACAGCCGGAACACATCATTGACTTCTTATCTTTGACTATCGGTGCTGATCATGTTTACATTGACACGGTAGAAGTATTTGCAGCAGAAGATGAATTTCCAGAGCCAAAGCCTAACAAGTTCTTTAACGTATATGACGTTGATATAGAATATCAAAAGAAAACTTTACTTTTGCAGAACAAGAATTGCTCCGATAATATCGAGGTCGGTTCGTTAACAGCGCAGGAAGTTGAAACAGCTTCAGGCGGACACTTATTTACATCAACAGGATTACAAGTAACACTTTCAAGTAGATTATAAAATGCCAACATTATTTCAATTTCCATCGGGTGGTTCACTCACAATAGCAGACAGCGATGTATTTTATTTCGGACAAAACTGGACAGAATATCAATTACCATTTTCATCTATTAAAGAGGCTTTTGGTAACGTTCAACAGGCTTCATTAAGCATACCAACGGCAAGCGTATTAACTTTAAATGCGACACCTTTGGAGATTGTGGCAGCACCGGGAGCTGGGTATGCTATACAAGTAATAAGCGCATCTTGCTCTATAACTTATAATTCAGTTGCTTATGATACTAATTTAACATTGCAGGCAATAACAGATACAGCAACAATTTCACAGGCTGAAAGCGGATTATTAGACGCCACATCTTCGCAGATAGGAATATTAGGAAGCATACCAGTAATAGGTATTTCTGACACTCAAATAATTGAAAATAAGGCTTTACAAGTAAAAGTTAAAACAGGTAACCCAACAGCAGGAAATTCAGATATTAAAGTTTATGTTCTTTACAGAATAATTGAATTGTAATGAGTAAAACAAAAGGCATATTGATAATGGCATACGGACACCCGTATTATGGTATGTATGCGGCTAATTTAGCAGCGTCAATAAAATTCAGTTGCCCTGATATTAAGATTGCCTTATTACACGATAACACCGCAATAGGACATTTTAGAGATGTACATTATAAGTTATTCAGCGAACTTCACATAATACCAAACGAATGCTTTTATTCAAACGGAGTATATCAACCTTATAAAGCGAAATTATACGCTTACTCACTCACTCCTTTTGACGAAACTTTGTTTATAGATGCTGATGTGATTATGTTTCCGAAAGGACGTAATGTAAATGACATATTTAATGAGTTGCAAGATGTAAATTTCACTATTCAAAATAGAAGTGACTACGATGTTTCAACAGACACTCAGCCGGATATGTGGGCTAATTTGCAGGAAATAAAAAAAGAATATTCGGTTACAGGTGGAACTTTCTATTATATTTCTTCTGAGTTCATCTACTTTAAAAAGACCAAAGAGAATAAAAAACTATTTAATGACGCTTTAAAGATTTACGATAATATGAAAGTCAATTATAAGCGTTTTGGCGGTGGTATTCCCGATGAGTTGCCTTTGAGTATAGCAATGCTTTTAAATGGTTTAGCCCCACACGAAAAAGGTTACAGACCTATCTATTGGGAAAGTGCTGAAAAGAAAAGCTACAATACTATTCAACTATACGGTTCACAAAGAACTGAAAACTACATAGGATATTCAGCAGGCGGACATATAGCAGCGAACAACAGAATGAAAGACGTATATAATCAACTGGCTCAATTTTATGCAGGTCAATTTGGTTTACCCGTGTCACCTTTTAGAGATAAAAGAACCTTTGTAAAAGAACGTGCAAATTTATAGCAATGATTTTTGATAAAAACTATTTCGACTACTACATTAAGAATGACCAAAAGCATTTCTTTTATGATAACACGGTCGATATTTCTTCACACCTTAAATTCCACTTTGACGGAGTTAAGAATATTATTTATCCTTATGAAAAAGAGAATAAGTATTTTAAGATACTGATTGAGGAACGCAGACCAAGCGAAGGAATAAATATTTGGGAACATCGTAAGAAGCAATATACCCCGATAACTAAGCAGGTTTGCTCAAAGGTAGTTGCTACCATGAAGAAAATACCGCGTTCATTAGGCTGGAAAATAAACTTTGCTGATACCAAAAAGACATCAATAGTGCCTGATGAATATTCATTTGAGAGTTACGTTACAGAAGATTATCCTGTTTATGGGTCAGTTGAAAACTGGTATTTCAATACAGGATTAGAATGTCAATTAAAAGACCCTAACGGACTTATTTTTGTAATGCCTTATGAGTATTATCTCAACAAAGAAGAATTAGACAAATACCCGGAAAACGAATATAAAAAACCGATTGCAATATTTATTCCTTCTGAGGCAGTATTAGATTACGTTTACGATGAACACGCCTTTATTCATTCAAACGAAAAGTTTAAATATTTCGACAAAGAAGGAAAAGAAAAAGAAGGTCATGTCTATTGGTTAATTCAGAAAGGTTCTTTGACTAAGATATTTGTAAAACAAGATAAAACTTACGATGAGCCTGAGATATTTGCACCACTACCAACGGACGATTTAGCGTGTTGGAGAATAGGCGGCAAATATCGTGAACAGCATGGAATAACACCGATTTACGATAGTTATGTTTCACCGATGTTACCAAGTTTAGACCAAGCAGCCCGTGAAAGTTCAGACTTAGATGCGGCTGTTGTGTTACATCTTTATCCGACTATGTGGTATTTCTCAGGGCAGGAATGCGGAGCGTGTGCAGGAACAGGGCAAGTGCGTAAATTAGGCAAGAATGTAATTTGTGGAGAGTGCAAAGGAAACGGACGAATAAAACATAGTCCATATGAAGATATTTCAGTAAAGCCGCAAGATGCAGGGCAGCAGGCAATACCAACACCACCGGCTGGATATATTGAAAAAGACACTACTATAATAAAGCTGCAAGATGAGAGGATTAAGGCTCATAAATACGATGCTTTGTCTGCTATTAATCTGAACTTCTTAGACCAAACACCGCTAAATATTTCAGGTGAGGCTAAGTCTATTGACAGGGATGAAATAAATAACTTCCTTTCTGAAATTGCACGTTCAGCGGCTCACAATATTAGTGAGATTAACGAAATGATAGCAATGGAGCGTTATCCACGTTTATCTTACGAGCAACAGGAAGAAATGACCCCCGATATTTCTATTCCGTTAAACTTTGATATTGAAACGTTGGCGGGAATGACAGCGGAAATAAAATCATTGGTTGATAGTGATGCCGATTTAAATGTAATCAACGCATTGGAGATTGAGTACATAAATAAGAAATTTGCAGGTAGACCCGATTTAAGAAAACGTTTTGTTGCAGCTAAAGAGTTAGACCCATTTGCAGGAATGAGTAATGAAGAAAAAGAAAACCTAATGCTAAGTGGAACGGCTAAAAAAGAAGATGTAATATTATCGGTTTATATTATTCCGTTTATTGATAAAGCGGTGCGTGAAAACGCTAATTTCTTAGATTTAGACACAGATAAACAAATTGAAATACTATACTCATACGTTCCTGAAAAGATGCCAAAAGCAGAAGGCAAAGTAGTAGTAAGAGATAATAATGGAAACCCTACATTTGAAACGAAATCAACAACAGCCAACAGCCAACAGCCAACAGCCAACAGCCAAAAAGAATGGTTAAAAGGAGAAAAAGGTGGTTATTATTATTTAAGTGAAAGTGGGAATAAGGTTTACGGAAATCCATAAATGACAGACTTAGAAAAGCTAATAAAAGCAGTTGACGGCTCAATAGATGAATTTGAGCAAGCACTCCCATTTATTGAAAAGGACATAGCTAATAAGGTAGAAATACTAATCGGCAAGTTAGATACAAAGGGCGGAAAGATACGACCTACTGTTAAAAATTTAAGGCTATTAAAAGACCTTAGAAAAGAAATCCAAAAGATACTCAACACGGGAAAATACAATTTAGCTTTTGAGAATTTAGAAAAGAATTTAGTAGTTATTACCGATGCTAATGAAAACTACTTTTCGAAGATGGTCGAAGATTTCACAGCTCCAGAAGTATTAAAGGAAGTAAAGGCTGTTACTATGTTAGAGCTTTCCGAAAGCCTTAAAGGTAGCGGAATAAATACAAACGTGGTTGACGGAATGTTGGATATTATTAAGAATGATATTTACGGTTCATCTTCTTTTTATGATCTTAATAAATCATTGCGTGACTTTATAGTTAGTTCACCCGAAACGGACGGACGTTTAGCCCGTTGGAGTAAACAAGTAGTAACAGATACATTACATCAATATTCAGCAACGTATCAACAGATTGTAACAGACGATTTAGGGTTAGAATGGTTTGAATATGTAGGCGGACTTGTTAGAGATAGTCGATGTTTCTGTGATAGAATGGTTAAAAAGCATTTTATTCATAAGTCCGAATTAAGCACCATTGTTAAAGGCGAAATAGACGGCAAACAATGCGAAATATATCAAAAGACAGGACTACCGCAAGGAATGATTGAAGGAACGAATGAGAATAATTTACAAACATTGCGCGGTGGTTATAATTGCAGGCACTTAATGCCTGCCGTATCAAAAGAGCGAGTTCCAAAAGAATTACGTGCAAAGTTTGAAAAATAGTTTTTATATTTGCAATCTGTGAAAATAGATAACAGGTTTTCAATCGGTGATTTCGCTTATTTGGTAACAGACCCAGACCAAAAGAAAAGAATAGTAACCTCAATTCAGATATTAGAAAAGTCATTAATGTATAGAGTTGTTTTTGAAACACACGAAACATGGCATTATGAGTTTGAATTATCGCATGACAGAAATATTATTTTAGCAACAGGCGGATGAAAATACTTGTTAAATTTCCTACCCGTTCGCGCCCTGCAAAGTTTATAAGTGTACTATCGGATTACGTTAGTAAAGCAAATAATAATGAAGATATTATTTACCTTATTTCTATTGATTTGAACGACCCAACAATGACAAAAGAAGTCATTGAAAAAGCCCGTGCATTACATAAGAATGTAATAGTAATTCAGGGAATAAGCCGAAACAAGATTGAAGCGTGTAACAGAGATATTCATTTAGTTAAAGATTGGGATGTTTTAGTATTAGCTTCAGACGATATGATTTGTCAGGTGCAAGGATGGGACGAACAAATACGAAAAGATATGCAGCGAAATTTCGCTGATTTAGATGGGGTATTATATTACCCAGACGGATATACTCAACTTAATACGATGTGTATAATGGGTCGCACTTACTACAACCGATTTAACTACATTTACCACCCCTCTTATAATTCTCTTTTTTGTGATGACGAATTTATGCAAGTTAGCAGAATGTTAGGAAAAGAATATAAATCTGATTTAATACTTTTCAAACACGAACACCCGGTATGGAAAGGCGAACAATACGACCAATTAATGACACGCAACGAAAGTTTTTATAACGTAGATAAACGCATTTACGAACAACGAAAAAGAAACGATTTTAAATGAAATTAAGCATACTTATTCCATCAATACCAGAAAGGCTCAATAAAACAGCCGATTTAGTTGCTAAGTTAGAAAGTCAGATATTAGACCGAAAGGAAGTAGAAATACTTTGTTTGATTGATAATATGAATATGACTATC